ATGGCACTAACAGAAAAAGAAATAAGTTCTTTGAAGCCCAAAGAAAAGCTTTATCGTAAAGTAGACAAAGATAATTTATTTATTGAGGTTCCGCCTTCAGGTAAAAAACGTTGGCGGTTTCGTTTTCGTTTTAAGGGTAAGGATCAAGGCGTGTCTATTGGCATTTATCCTGAAATATCTTTAAAAGATGCTCGTTTAAAGGCTCATGAATTTAAAACAATGCTTTTAAACGGCGAAAACCCAGCAGATAGAAATAAAAAGAAAGCAAGCGAATATACTTTTAAAGATATTGCAGTAGAGTTTTTTGAAAATAATGCCCACAGGGTAACTCAAAATTATAAAGAAGATACTTTTAACCGCATTCAAAACCATGTATTCCCATTTATTGGCGATATGCCTATTGATACCATCACGGTACATCATATAATTGAGCTATTAAAGCAAATGGAACGGCTTAAGATTTTAGAAACAGCTAAAAGAATGCGTCAAAAAATAGCGGAAATATTCAGGTATGCTATTGTCTTGCGTTTATGTGATCACAACCCCGCAGCCGATTTACAAGGGCTTATCCCCCCACCCGTTAAAAAACATTATGCCACTATCACAGATGAAAAAGAAATAGCCCATTTGTTAAGGGCTATAGAAAATTATCACGGTTACGCAGGTACAAAATTAGCTTTAAAGATAGCCCCTTATATTTTTGTTCGCCCTGATGAACTGGCGGGAGCTGAATGGTCTGAAATTGATTTTGAAAAAGCTGAATGGCGTATACCGGCTGAAAAAATGAAAATGAAACAGACGCACATTGTGCCTTTAGCACGGCAAGTTGTGGAGCTATTTCAAGAAGCGAGAGAAATATCACGCAGTCAATATTGCTTCCCCTCGCTTAGAAGTCAAAAAAGAAGAATTACCCCTGATGCTTTGAGAATGGCACTCAGAACATTAGGGGTAACTAAAGAAGAACTTACTACTCATGGTTTTAGGGCTATGGCTTCAACCCTGCTTAATGAGCAGGGTTACAACAGAGATTGGATTGAGCGTCAGCTGGCACATGGAGAGCGGAACTCTGTTCGCTCAGCTTATAATCATGCTGAATTTTTGAACGAAAGGCGGAAAATGATGCAAGACTGGGCGGATTATCTGGACAATCTGAGAGATACTCTAGGTATTGGTCATAAATAGCCAAGTCGTTTTTTCTTAGAAAAGAAGAACGCCCAATTTTTATATAATTGGGGAACTGGTCTTTTTTTATCAAGGTTCTTATTTTTGAGACTGATATTTTATAGACTTTTGAGACTTCTTCCAAAGTAAACATTTTTTGTTCTGTCATGGTTATTCTTTCGCCTCTTCATATTTTCTTTCTGCGTCTTTAAGTGCTTTTTCATAGAAAGGGATAGCCTCTTGTTGTGTTATAAGAGAAAACACACCAACTGTTATATTATTTTCGTCTTTAATTTCAGACACCAATATATCAATTCCTTCTTCACTTATTTTTTTTACAACATTAGATAATGCATTTTTTAAAATTTTTGCGAGTAATAGGCTGTTAGTTTCCATGCTATTTCCTTCTTATTAAACTATTTTACCACCGTGGCGGTGTGGGCGTGTTTTATTAGTCTTGTGTTTTGTGGCGATACAACTTTCTAACGGCAGATTTAAAAAGCCCGCTAGGTCAAATATTCTAAGCACAGCATCAGCGAGTTCTTCAGTAAACATTAATTTAGCAGGAATATTAAAATCACCGCCCACTAATACAGTTGAAGACCTGTAAACTTCTAAAGCTTCAGATAATTCAGAGTGCATTAAAGATATTTGAGTCGGGATAAAGTAAGGTGAGAGCTTGCTTAAATCTTCTCTGTCTATGTCATCATACCAGCCTTTTTCTACTGCTAATTTGTGGACTTCGGCGGGAGTTGGGATATTCATGATTTATCCTTTATTTTTTTACCCCTGATGTGAAAACAAAAGGGGCATTCTTTTAATCTGTTGACTGTTCCGCACTTTTCGCAGGCTTTAGCCTTTAAGCCGTCGGACAGTTTAGCCATTTTACAAGAGCCATTAATTAAGGCGAAGTTCTTTGGTTTAAACTTCGCCTTTTGATTTGGGCTATCGCCTGAATTATTGGATTGGTTGGTCATCGTCTGGGCTTTGTCCTGCTAGGTCGTCATTCATTGGAATTTCGGTAAAATCGGCATCGTGAACTTCTTCGTTATTTTCGTCATTATCCGTTTTAGCTTCTTCACTTTCACTGACGGCGGTTATTGCCAAAATTTCTTGAGGCGGTGGCGGGGTATTTGTTTTTTTATTGAGAGGTAAAGGAATTTGCATACACTTTTCTTCATCTGTCATTGGTCTACGCTTGACAATGTCATGAGGTGGGTTTGCATCAGTCCAGACCATTTCATTTGTGTTAAAATCTGCTACCAGATCACAAAAGATTTCACGCTCTTCTTTACCGGTTAAATAGAGTCTTGAAGCTGATTTAGCATTTGTCTCATGCCCTTCAATTTGTCTTTTGAATTGCTTACGAATGCCGTCAAGTTCGCTTTCAAGCCTTGATATATTTGACAACGCTTCCGCCATTTCTTGACCGTATTCTAGCTTTTCTGTGTCGTTTAAGTCTTGGGTTACGGTTATTGTTTCGCTTCTTAAAAAATGGGCATCGTGTTTAAAGGGTTTAGCTTCCGTAGTTTCTGGAGCTTCTTCTAGGGGTTCGGTTGCCTGTTTTTGAGTTTCTGTTTCCTTTTCAAAACCGTGTTTTATAAAACCCTTTTGGTCATAAAGCCATTCCGGCAACTCAATAGTTGTTATTTCGCCCTCTATACCGATAAAATCTATTTGGCTAAGCGGTAACCATTCTTCAACGCCACAACAATCAACAAGCATTGCTTCATCTGTTATTTTTAGTATTGTAGCTTTAATAAAAGTCATTTCACCTGACATATTAAACTCCTTTTATTCAACCACTGCTGAACACTTAAGACAAAGGCGTTTTAGCTCTTGATAAAGAGCCGCTACTTTTTCGCTATTTGATGTTGAGTATTCAGCAGTAATTGTTAGTTTTTTAGTTGTTAAAAGTTTAATGCCAGCTTCTTCTAAAGTTTTCACCTGTGAAACTGGTTGTGGTTCTGGTTTAGGTGCTTCTTTTTCAGCAAGCGTAATTGTTAACTGGTTAGCCTCTTTAGGCATACCGCCTTGAACTGCTTTTTTGTTGTTTTCAAATATTAAGCGTATGTTTTTTGAAATTTCAGCAAGGCTTAAGTTTGGGTCTTGAAGGTGGCTAAAGAGTCTAAAAGCTAATGGCGTATCAAATTCTATAGCCAGTTTTTGAATTTCGTTGTTTATAAACTCTATTCTGTCGTTTTTTGCGTTTTCAGCCAGTTTTTTAAGCTCTTGTTCTTTTTTATAAGCCGTGATTATTTCAAGAATTTCGCCTTTAATATGAAGAAGCTTTGTTGTTTTATTCAGCCATTCGGGTTTAATATTGATTGTAAGCTCTGGCGTGTTTTCTTCTGTTTTAAAGCGTTCAATTTCAGCTAAAACAGCTTTACGCTTTTCTTCTCGCTCTTTTTCAATATAAACCTGAACTTGAGTGTCTAACTCTTCACGAGTTGTTTTAAAGATAGAGATTATTTCTTTAATTTGGAGTTCAAATTCTAAAATAGGCAAAGAGACCTGTTTGACAAGTTCTTTGCGTTTATCGTCTATTTCTCTCGCTACCTTGTTTAGCTCTGCCATGTCTTTTTTAATTTCTGTAACTTGGTCTTCTGTTACAACTAGCCCATTGTATTTTTCTACAAAAGATAACGCCCAGTTTTTAAGCTGGGCGTAATTTGTGGAGACTTGGGGGAGCGTCTCTATTTTTGCTGAAACTTCCATTATTTTTCCATCTCCTGTTTCTGAATTAAAAGCATTCTGTCTAAATCCTCTCCTGTTAATCTGTAATAATATTCATCATCGCAGAGAGAGCAAATTAACGAAGCTCTATAAATAGAGTTATTAAAAAACGAAATTGGGACATCATCTTCGTTGTCGCAAAATGGACACTTCACCGTTACAGCAAGCTTTGTATCTATTAACGGTTTAGTCATTATTTACCGCCTTAAAAGTCTGGGTTATCGCCATCAAAAGCAGGACAACCAGCCCGACAAGATTTAGAAGCACAATCAAGTTCATTTACTTGTTTTGTCCATTCAGTATTTGGACAAAGTATCATGTTGATATTGTCTTTTTCAGGTTCGGTGGTTTGTTCTTTTGGGGCTTGTGTCTGGGTCTGGGTTGATTTAGGAGTTTTCTTTTCAGATTGTTTAGGGGGTAAAGGTGGCGTTGTTGGCTCTGGTTCTTGGGATAAAGGGGTTTGAACTGCTTCTAATTCCACTATCTTTACCTGGTTAAAATCACTAGAACTTATTGTATTAACTTCGTTATTCGCAACAACTTCATAAGTATCAGTTACGTCTATGACTTCATGTTCAGATTGTAAGCCCATTAAAAGCTCTGGGGCGTACATCTTGCCGAAGAAAGAAGCGGCTCTATATCTTAACATTAGTTCGGGCATAGTCTGCCACTTTGAACCGTTTTTTTGATACCAACCTTCAAGCACCGCCATTTTCATAGAAATAGTTGGAGACTCAAGCTTAACGCCTGTTTTTTGGTCTGTAGCCCACGCCTTACAACAAATGTTTTGTATTTTAAGTTCTTTTTCTACTTTATTGCTTTGTCTTTGACCGTTTGGGCTAGTTCCCCAAACTGTTTCTTGATATTTAACAACTTCTTCGCCCATATCAATTAATTCAAATCTTAAGGGCGTGAATTTTCCGCTAGAGTTAATAAAGGCAATAATGGAAGTCGCAGACCAAGCGGGCTTACCTTCTACTATATAAAGGTTTTGCATAACCATTAACGGATCCGCTTTCATTCTGTTAGCCATATTTAAAGCGATAATACAGTTAGGAAGAGCGGTTTTATTAATTACTTCTCTTTTTGTTGTTTTATCAACCACAATGTTTCGATATTGAGCAGGAACTAAGCTTGAATCAGATAGCATTTTAGCAATGCGTTGCATCATTTCAAAGCCTTTTGTACTGTTAAAGCCAATTTCAACACTATCATTGTTAGCAACTATATTATTTTGTAACTGTGCAATGTTTGTTGTTTGCATATCTGTTTGAGCTTGAGACATATAAAAAACCTCTTTATTTACTGGTACAGGTTAAAAAGTTTGGGCAGTATTTAACATGACACATCATGCTTTTTGGATTGCCGTAAAAAATACCGCTATGCAGGACATTAGAAGCGTGAGTTAAAACACCTTTTTCAAGGCTATTACCAATTAAAACATCTTTAGCATTTTTAACGGTGCCGATACCGATACGTTGAGCTTTAGCGGTAGCCCCTGTTTGCATACCGATAATCAAGGCGGGGGCTGTTAAATCACAACCCAAGGCATGAGCGGTTAAAAGTTCGTAAACGGCGAGTTGTGTTTTATGCCCGCTTGTTTTTACTGTTCCGTCAGCACTAACGGCAGTTTTACCCGTTTTTACGTCAATAATGCCGATATTCTCAAATTCATCTTGATATACTCTATCAGTCGTACCAGTTAAAATTATACCTAAATCGCTAATTAACAAGTCAGGGCAAGTTAATTCAACCGCTAAATATTTTAGAGTTCTTGCGTATTCGTTACAATATTTTGTAACCAGCGGTTTAGTTATTTTTTCTAGGTCAGCTTGGGTTAGTTCTTCAAACTTGATTTCATCTTTTGGTTGCCATATTTCTTCAACAGCAACACCCACGGCATCATCAACGCTTATTTCTTGTAAATTTAAAACGCCTAAGTCAAAAGCGGCTGTTCCTTTATGGATTGCCGTTCCGAGTAAGGCTATTTCTGTTTTTGGTAGGTATTTTTTATAAATATTTTTAGACTCCCAACGGCGGGGACAGTCTAATAAATCAGGTAAAGAAGAAGCCCTAAGGCGAATTGCGTTAGGGCTTTCGGTTATCACTTGTCTTTCTGTATCTAGCAACATTCGCAAAACTCCATATCGGGACAACGTAAAAAGATTAATGTATTTATACTTAGCGGTTCGCAAGATTCAAACCATTTTTGAGAATAACGCCCTTTGTAAAAAGTTTTATCGCCGGATATTTTAATATCTTCGAGCATATCAATTATATAATCGGCTGTCGGGTTATCTTCCGGCTGTAAGAACCGACAAAACTTTCCGCAGGCTTTTGCAAAATTAAAGTTTTGCTCTTCTTCATATTCTTCAAGAGCAAATTCTTTTAATTCTTCTGTTTCGAGAACTTCACAATTTTTAAACCACTTTTGAGTAGCTTCGCCTAAAAAGGCATATTGATCATTTTTATACCTAATCGCTTCTAAAGTATCATAAACGGCTTGTTCGCCCTCGTGGTCAATAAATTTACATAGACAGCCCAAGGACTCGTCAATTCTTACATCAAACACATCGTAGCTCACTAGCTATTCTCCTTGAATAAATTTCTCTTTCGTAAGGGTTTATAAATTCCAAAAGCTCTGTATCATTCGTTTGTTTCGCCTGTTTTAAACAAAGTAAAATATATTTATGGATTGTTTTTAAGCTCGCTAGCTCTGAACAAAGCGAGTTTATATATAAGTTATCTACCCGCTTTTTTATAAATTCTTGCTTGGTCATAAGTACCCGCTTTTTTTAAGGTTAAAGTTTTAATTTAACTTTTTGTTTTGTGCTGGGAATAAAAAGACACTCACAGCACATTTAAAAAATTAAAATTTGCATATTTTCCGCTCCGGCTTGTTCTAAACGCATTGGGATTTTATTCCGTACAACGCCTAGATAGGGCTTTCTTCGCTCTGATTTTCAAAGATTTAAAGAGTGATAAATTGTAGGCGGGAACTAATAGAACATTGGGTTATCCAACACCCGCCTACTTCGCCTCAGCCAATAAATACAACTAATAGTAAGAAAGACTTCCCTGATTATTTCTAAACAGAGATGTTAAAAGGTTAAGTTTAAAGGTTATTTAAAAACAAAGCCTCTAGTTGATAGAGAGGGTCATCGTCATGGTGCAGTAACCACAACATTTTTGCTAAAGTGTCGCTGAGCCTTTTAGCTTCTCGCTCTCCGGTCTATTGCGTTATCTTTAGCGAAAATTTAATCTTTAATTTGAGTTAAGACCTCGCTTAAACCGTTGTAAGCTGTCCCAGCAATGTTGGCGTTTAGTTCAAAACGGTTATCCAACACCCCTTTCGGCTGCCCGTGTAAAAGCTTTTTGAGGTAACAATTAACAAGCTAGCTATATTGCTACTTCTATTCGTAAATATTCTTTCGCAAGCTTTCTTGTTCGTTGTTGAGCTAAATATATTTCATTTTGAAATGTATTTCAAGAAATATTTCAAATAAAAATGAAATATTTTCAAAAAAAATTACATTAAATAAAAAAACATGACTAAAAGTAAGGAATGGACAGAAAAAAGGACAAAAAAAAAGCCCCAACGAATGCTGGGGCGGGTGGTTAAAAACTTTTGTTTCCTAAAAAATGCAACAATATTCTGTTTTTTGGGGGAAGCTGTGCCAAACCTTTCCATCTAATTCATGACCTGTTTTCTTTTTATTTACACCACCCCATTGCTTAAAAAAGAATGGGACACTCTGTGTTTTACATTGCTCACGTATACTAATCACCCATTCTTTATCTATTGGTCTTGCACCTATTCCAGACTCTCCACCAACTATAACCCACTGTATATTGTCAAGATTAAGCTCTCCTAGATCAGCGATAAGTGGTTCACAGGATAAAAAGCGTAAGGCAGCAGGCACTTTTCGTAAATGATCTATTCTGTCTTTATATTGCGGAGCTTCAACACTCACACCAACCCAAATGTTTGGGTGCCATTCAAGGCGTGGTGCCAATGTTGCTAAGCGTTCAGATCTTTTTGTTAATACCTGAAAAGTGTGCTGAGGGTTACGCTTTGCTACGTTAAAAACCTTTTGAATAAAAACTAGAGGAACATCTTCATGAAATAAATCGCTCATTGAGTTAACAAAAATCAAGCGTGGCTTTTTCCACTTAAAAGGCATTTCTAATACGTGTTCATGCATTGTTAAATTGAAGCCATTTATATAATTCGCACTACCCATTGCTTGTAAGCGTAAAGCCATTTTTTCAGCGTAACAATTTTTACAACCACTACTAACTTTAGTACACCCAGTTAAAGGGTTCCATGTTGTTTCTGTCCATTCTATTTTAGTAGCACTCACTTAATTTCTCCTGATTGTTTAAAACATAATACCATGAGCAAACAACAAAAACAACTAAATATCAGCATATACCAATCGTTCAGCCTCTTTCATAACCCTATCATAGCTAAGAGCAGGAACTTTTTTTAGCAAGCCTTCTTTTTTTAATTTAGATAAAACTTCCTTAGCGTGCTTTGGTAAAAAACCTGAAGTTAAAGCATAAATATAAATATCTTTATTAAATACAAACTCTTTGTTTCTTATTTTTTGTTCTAATTCATCTTGAAAATTTGGTATTTTTTTCGGTATATTAAGCTCTGGCAGTAAAGCTAATTGGTCTTGTTTAACAACATCACCACCTAGATTATAATTCGCTTCACCATTATCTGACTTGTCCCAGAGAACCTTTAAAAATTTATCTAAGCCAAGCAAATGTTTAGAGCCAAAAATTATGCAATAAATATTATTATTGCGAGAATTTTCTTTCTTTAAAGAGAAGGGCACAAGAAATATGTCATTATTATGAACTAAGCTTTTAAGATGAGTACACAGATATTTAGGCATATCTCTTTCAGTCACCTTTTCAGGAATACCGAGTTGTTGAAAGCCTGGTTGCTGACAAAATCTTGCAATTTGACTTGAAGGTATAAATAATAAAAAATCTGTTTTTTTAAAAGAAAACAAAGAGGTCAATACTTCTTGGTAGTTAACTAAACCTGTAGGATCCAAAAAGAAAAAATTAGCTTCGTCTTTATGAAACCCCTGCTTTTTTATCTGCTCAAAGCACTCTTCAAAAGATTGTGATGTGTATAAGCATTTTATATTTTTCAGGTATGGTTCTGTATTAACCTTAGTTTGGTCTACTTTCTTTTTATCTTTATCATTAAACCAAATAAAAATCGTTTTATTTTTACTACTCAGGTTGTCTTTATGCTTGTTAATAACACTACAAACTTGCAAGGGGCTTCCTGAATTATCTTTTTTATCAACACCAGGACCGCAAAATAAATCAAAAATATTTATTCGCTTAGTGTATTCATCATGAACAAAAACAGGCAACCAAGAGTTTAAATAATCTGCAAATATATCTAGCTTTAGAATACTTGCACTATCAAACTGCATATCGTGAAAATCTTTTGACATAAAACCACCTTTTTTTTAACTACAAGGCTATTTCTTAATACTCCCGACAGCTCCAGACCATGCGACCATGGATCTCAAAGTTTACAGATTCATCATCTTTATTTATTTCTATTGGCTCATAATCAGGATTATCAGACTTTAGAATAATTTTACCCGGTTTTGTTTCCAAGCGTTTTATCATTAGTTCATCATCTATTCTTATTAGGTAAACATGCCCCGTGGTTACGTCTTTTTGTTTTAAATTTATCAAAACCATATCACCATCGTTCAGCGTTGGACTCATAGAATCGCCCGCAACATGAAAAAGACGCATAGTTTCAACGGAGCCGCCTTTACGAGTTAAAAAGCTTTGGTGAAAGGAGTACCAGCCCGTTATGTCTCCGTCTGTCTCCAACCCGCCATTCCCCGCCCGAGGACGGGCTTTAAGCAAGGGAATAAACTCAACATCGGGCTTATCTTCGTCTATTTTGTAAGCAAAAAATTCAGGGATTGTTATATCAAGGGCATCGCATATCTTTTCTAAGTTTTCGGTAGTCATACCTCTACGACCAGTCAACATATTAGAAATATGACTTTGAGTTATTCCTGCTTTATCTGCTATATCTTGTTGTTTTAGATTTAGCTTAGTAAGCCAATATTTTAAAGCTAGTGATGTAATTTTTTCTGCACTCATAAAAATATCCATATTTGTTATATAGAATGTTTATATTTCTTTTAGAAATAATCGTCAAATTTCCTAAAGCAATATATCTTGTTTTTTATTTTAAAATGAAATATATATATTTCATGAAAACACATAACAATACAAAAACACAGCAAGATATTGCAACAAAATGCAATATTAGCCAGCCACATTTCTCAAATATAGTGAATAAAAGACGTGTTCCCGCCCCCATTGTCGCAAAAAAATTAGAAGAAGTAACAGGTATAAGCCGTTTATATTGGCTTTACCCTGATGAATTTGATCAGGCGGGGAATAGGGTGTTTCAGACCACTTAAACAGGGTTATCTTTTCACTTAGCTATATTTATATTATCGCCAAAACTTTAGAAAATCTTTAGACTTTTATCGGGTTTTTTATATGAAAATCAATAAAATTTGCCCTGTTTGCGGGCTTGAGTTTTTAGCCATGCGTGATTTTGCTATATATTGCTCTGGTAGGTGTAGAAATAAAGATAGAAACAAAAAAGAGCCGACACTCAAAACTTGTTCTTTTTGTAAGTCTGAGTTTTTAAGTTCTCAGCCACATGCAAAATATTGTTCTCCGCTATGTTCTCAAAAGGCAACATACGAGGAAAAAGAAAAACGCAGAAGACTTAAAAACTTAGCAAAACCACGAGTATCAGAGTCTAAAATTAAGCGTTATAGTTATGATTTAAGCTTTAACTTAGATCAAGAATTTTGCCCCACAGATCAAGAAACGTTTAGACAGCCAGACCCGGCTTTGGGATTTTAGAATGAACACAGATTTTAGAGTGCAAACAGATTTTTTAAGTCATCATAAAACTAAAAAACTGAAAAGACGCTTAGGCTCTGACGGTATTATCTGTTTAATTGCTCTTTGGTCCTATACGGCTAATCATCGTTCTAGCGGTATTTTAAGCTGTATGAGTATTGAGGACATAGAAATAGCCGTTGACTGGGAAGGTGGCGAAGGGGAATTTGTAACGGCACTTTTTGAAATCGGTTTTTTAGAATTTGAAAACGATACTTATATTTTACATAACTGGTTAAAGCATAATCCGTGGGTTGCGGAAGCTGAAGAACGAAGCGAAAAAGCTAGAGCAGCGGCTCACGCAAGGTGGGGAGTTAGTAGCCAGAAAAATAAAACTAATAAAGATAGTGAGTTAATGCTAAATAATGCTACCGCATCAAGCGAGCATATGCTAAATCATGCTAACGCATTAAACGAGCAATGCCCCTCTCCTCTCCTTTCCTATCCTAACCAAGATAAGAAAGAAGGTTGTATTAAAAAAAGAGAGTGTATAAATATACCGCGTGAAGCAGAAGAAAAAAACGAAAGCCACACTCCCCCTGTTTTGGGTTCTGAAAAAAATTTAACGCCTTTGGCAAAGCCAGAAGCAAAACAGGACGTAAAGCAAGCAGAAACAAGACAGCCCAAAGCAGAAGATAAAAAGCTTTTTGGCGATTTTGTAAAGCTTAGCGAAAAAGAATATCAAGAGCTTATCAAGCTAAAAGGCAAAGAACTAACGCATAAAGCTATAGAAAAATTAAACTTTTATATTGGGTCTAAAGGCAAAGATGATTATAAATCGCACTATTTCGCCTTGCTCAAGTGGGCGTTTAAAGCCGTAGCAGAGGACGAAGCCAAAGCCTTACCCGCCAGAGCTTCACCCGCTGATGGGCGGGCTAGTGGGCGAACGGGGTACACGAAAAAAGAAGAAGCTAGGCATGGTTTAGCTAGTTTAGCCTTAAGTTTAAAACGTCATAACGGTCAAAAAGGGCAAGAGGGAGAAGAGAATGGCAACACCAACAGTTGTTTTGGAGCGGATAACCGCCCTTGCATTGATATATCGCCCAAACATGAGTGAGGCAGAATGTCAGCTTTTGGCGGAAGAATATCACGATTGTTTTGAAGACTTGAACGATGCGGCGTTTAGACAAGCGGTTACTTCGGCTATGAAAACTTGTAGGTTTTTTCCAACGCCGGCGGATATTCAAGAGGCTTATAATAACTGCCCCGCTCAGCCCATCAAGCATTTAAACAATGGTCCTTTAGCTCTTGAAGGCAAGACAGAAGAAGAACTTTTTAGAGAAAGCGAAATTTGTGCAATGATTTTTAATCTTGGCATGAAAGGCAACATTCAAGCCAAAGAGTTTTTAAGCAAAGGTCAAAAGACTGGTTCGCCAGAGTGGGAACATGAAGCATTTAAGCTTTTAGGTGATAGATACCCCGTTAAGCCAAAAGTTGCGTTTGAGCGTGAAATAAAACAAAACCCTGAGGTTTTAGCAAAGCAATAGATTTCAATAAAAGGCAGGCTAAAAAAATGAGCATAAAAATAATTTTACCCGTTGTTCCAAAAGCACAGCAACGCCCAAAGTTTTGTAACCGTGGCGGTTTTGTTAAATCTTACAAGGCGAATACTCAAGTTGCGGAAGAAGTGGCAATTGAGAATTTATTATTGCCTTATCGCCCCGCTACGCCTTTAACCGGAGCGTTATTTTTAGGCGTTAAAGTTTACCTACCCATTCCGCAAAGTAAGTCTAACAAGTGGAAGAATAACGCAATATCGGGCATTGAACGCCCCACAACAAAGCCAGACTTAGATAATTTAATTAAAAATATCAAAGATTGTTTAACACGGCTTTCGTTTTGGCGTGATGACGCTCAGGTAGTAGGCTATTTAGAAACAGGTAAATTTTATGGAGAACAGCCACGTTGGGAACTCGAAATAATCAGCCAAGAAGAGCTAAAACCAAGCCAAGCGTCTTTAATTTAAACTTGGATTTAATTTTAAACAGGGTAAATATATTTATAACAATGACAAATCATTACAACGTTTTACCTATCCGCTTAAAAAGCACAAAAGAAATAGCCGAAGCCTTTCGGGTTTCTCGCAATATGGTGTTTAAGTGGAAAAAAGAAAAAGCCCCTATCGTTAGAGTTGGTAGGGGCTTGCAAGCTGATTATTATGAGCTTAGTAAGTGGCTTAATGAGCGGGGGTAAAAAAAGATTTTTAAGAAAATGGCTGTGCGGTTAATAATAGCTCTTCTATTTGATTGGCAATTTTTTTATTTTTAAGCTTTTTTTTAAAAACTTTATATACATCTGTTTTAGATCCATCTTTGCGTAAAGTGCATTCGTCATTTAACCAAGCAAAACATACTTTTTGTTCTTTTTTTGAAGGCAGAAAAAATAAACGGTATCTATCAGATAGCCCATGTCTTTTAACCCTCCTCCAGTGGTTAAATGATTTTCCTAATGTTTTACCCAAACGATAATTGATATGTTCTGGATCTTCGCAGACAAGAGGCATTAAGTTTTGCAAGGTACCAAACAACTTTGCATCAGGGTGTTGTTTAAAATTATTAGGGTCTTTTTCTTTTAAGACTAAGGCTCTATAGAATAGAGTCTGATATTTATTACGAAAAAGACCACCAAGCCAAGCAGTATAAATATTGTTTTTAGTCATCACAGTTTATCTCATCTGCTAAATCTTGAGCGAGTTTTTTCATGCGTTTTGATAATATAGCAGATTCAAATAAGTTGTTTTCGGACAGGTTAAGTACTTGACCCAAGGCTTCATCAATCTCTTCTGGTTCTTGCTTCGTAGCTTTTGTCTCATTCGCTATTTTTTCTTCTAAGTAAAATATAAGTTCGCTTGGGTGAGGTTGGTTAAATAACTTATGCCAATGTTCTAAGGCTAATTCTAAAGTAACCGCATCTTCTGTAGCGAGAGAAGATTCAATAACATCATTTATTATCACTTTATCTGTTGGGTACTTTTTAAAACCTAAACAAGCTACTTCATGCAATTTATACATTCTGCCTAGATGTCTTAATATCTTCATGCTGTTCAAAAAAGATGCCTTGTGATTAGCTATATTTACAACTGACATAACCGCATTAACAGCTTCTTCGTTTTTGTTTTGAATAGCACAAAGCAAAGCGTGAGCAAGTAATGCTCCTTCTTTATTGGCTTTGGCTAGTTTATCAATCTCTTGGTTATATTTATAAATTTGTACTTCTGTTAAAGTATCAAGATTTATAAAACACTCAAATAAAGGTTCATTTATCTCATTAATTTTTGTAGCTGGTAGCATGGGCTTTACCTAAAAGTTTTTTAATCAGTTATGTATAAAGATTTAAGAAAGGGAATTAAAGGAGTTAATCGTTTTTTAAGATAAGCTATTTTGTTGCATTTGTATTTTAAAAAAAATTATTTTTTATGCTTTTAATACACAATGAAAATAGTGCAAGTCTTGCTTTTTGTCAATTTTTAAAAAGCTGTCAAGTTTTTTTTTGCGTTAAAGTGTACCGATAGCGTATCGGTAGAGTATTGATAGAGTACTATTTTTTATAAGCCACCTAAAAAGTTAAAAACCTATGTTATGTTTTTAGCAAAATTTAGGGGGCTTTTTTTATGATTAACAACTTAAAGTTTATTAGGCAACTAAAACGCCACGAAGGCTGTAGAAAAAACAAAGCAGGGCTTCATATTGCTTATCGCTGTACTGCTGACAAATTAACAATCGGTTATGGGCATAATTTAGACGCTAACCCTATTCCGGGTTTAATTCTCAAAGAAAAAGACACAATAAACGAAGAGCAAGCCGAACGTCTTTTAAAGGCTGATATTTTGGCTTGTATTGATGATTTAGACAGGCATTTAAGTTGGTGGCGTAACTTAAACGAAGCCCGTCAGGCTGTTGTTGTAAATATGTGCTTCAACTTGGGGATTACAAGCCTTTTAAAGTTTAAAAACACTTTAAGATTTATACAGCTTGGGAACTATGATCAAGCCGCTAAAAACATGATGCAATCACTTTGGTCGCAACAAGTTGGTGATGGTGTTGGCGGATATTTTGACAGAGCTGAAGAGTTAGCAAAACAAATGCAAACCGGTCAGTGGCAGGTTTAGCGGTATGATTGACGGAATTTTTAATTTTGGAACAAAGATAATTGATAAGTTGTTCCCCGATAAAAACGAAGCTGAACGGGCTAAATTAAAGCTAATTGAGCTACAGCAAAATGGCGAACTAACACAAATGCAAACATTGTTTGAGCATGATTTGGCTCAAGCAAAAATTAATGAAGTTGAAGCGGGACATAGTTCTATTTTTGTTGCAGGTTGGCGTCCTGCTGTTGGCTGGGTGTGTGTTTTAGCAATCGCTTGGAACTTTTTATTTCAACCCACGTTCAACTGGGTTTTACTGGTCGCAAACCCTGAAAGTTTAAGACACTTGCCTTCACTGCCTCGTGCTGATTTTGGCGAACTCTTTATTATTTTAGCTAATATGCTTGGTTTTGGTGCTTTAAGGTCTTGGGAAAAAATCAAAGGAATAGGAACAAAATAGAATGAATACAGAAATGCTCTTAGTTATCGCCAGCTTTAGCTTGCAATTTTTACTAGCAATAGTTGGTACATTGCTTTGGCATCTTTTTAAAAAAGTAGAAAGCAAGGTTGATGCACTTTTAGAACAGCGTTTCACTTGTAATGATAATTTTGCAAGTCGTGAGTCTGTTAACAAACTTTGGGACAAGGTGAATCAACATGACAATGCCATTACAACACTTATAGCAGACTATAAGCATCTAAACAATGACAAAACCTAAACAAACTAAAACAGCAACAGCGAAAAAACGAAGGCCCAAGGCTCAAGAGAATGAAGAAGCTAAGGTATTGTCTTATGCTGATGTTGTAAGGCTCGCAAAAGAGCAGGCAATTCCGGCGATCAACGCTTTAACCAATGCTTTAACAAGCCTTAAAGTAAGTGATCGCATCAACGCAGCCAAAGAGCTTTTAGACCGTGGATATGGAAAAACAAATCAAAAATTAGAATTAAGTGGCGAAATTAAACAAGATTTAAGCGTAAATCCCGAAGCTTTAGAGCTAATTGACAAGTTGTATTCAAACAAAACCAAGAAAAAGTAACAATGATGATACCTTTTGAAGATAAAAACGAAGCTAAGAAGCATTATGCAAAGCTTATTAAAATGAGCGAAAAGCAAAATGCTTACCTTGCGACAATAGCAGAGCTAGGCAAGAGAGACCTATTCTTTTTGCTCGTTTATCTTTTAAAGCGTGAAGATTGTTTTAATGACTGGGTGTTTGACCGCTGTAAAGAAGTACAAGCCAGCCCTAACGGGCATTTAGATTTATGGGCTAGAGAACATTATAAATCTACAATTATTACCTTTGCTTTAACCATTCAAGATATTCTAAACAACCCTGAAATAACAATCGGTATATTTTCACATACCCGCCCTATCGCCAAAGGTTTTTTAAAGCAAATTAAAGCTGAGTTTGAACAAAACGAATTACTAAAAGCGTGTTACCCCGATGTATTATATGACATACCGCACAAAGAAGCCCCGCAATGGGCAGAGGACTGCGGAATAATTGTTAAACGTAAAAACAACCCCAAAGAAGCCACGCTCGAAGCTTGGGGATTAGTCGATGGACAGCCCACAGGTAAACATTTTTCACTTTTAATTTATGATGATGTTGTAACTCGTGAAAGTGTTAGCACTCCTGAGATGATAGCCAAAGTTACTGAAGCTTGGGCATTATCTTTAAACCTTGGTGCTAGAGGTGGCGAACGCCGTTATATTGGGACACGTTACCATTTTAATGACACTTATAAAATAATGCTTGAGCGTAAGGCGGCGAACCCTCGTATTTATCCCGCTACAGACAACGGAGAAGCAAACGGACAACCACATTTATTAAGCAAAGCCGATTTAGAACAAAAGTATAGAGAAATGGGGGCTTATGTTTTTGGTTGTCAGATGTTGCAAAACCCTACCGCCGATAAAACTCAAGGCTTTAAAGAAGAATGGCTTAAGTATGCCGATGTTGAAGCTAATCACCGCATAAAATGGCAAGGAATGAACATTTATTTATTATGCGACCCCGCTCAGTCTAAAAAACAAGGCAGTGATTACAGTGTATTCGCTGTTATTGGGCTTGGACAAGACGGCAATTATTATCTTGTTGACGGAGTTAGAGACCGCTTAAACCTCACCGAACGCACCAACACTTTATTTAAACTACATCGGGAATATCGACCGCTAGATGTTGGTTATGAGCGTTACGGAATGCAGGCAGATATAGAGCATATTAAATTTATGCAAGAGAATCAGGGCTACCGTTTTAATATCACTGAGCTTGGCGGGGCTATGCCCAAGGTTGAACGCATACGCCAGCTTGTTCCTATTTTTGAGCAGGGTTTATTTTACCTCCCTTCTACTCTTCTTTTTATTGATGTTGAGGGTAAGGCTAGAAATTTTACGCATGAATTTGTTGAGGAAGAATATAAGGCTTTTCCCGTTTCTTCTCATGATGACATGCTTGATTGTATCGCTCGCATTTTAGACCCCAAAATGTGTGCGGTCTTTCCACGTTTAAAGCAAGGGGCATCACGTCAAAAGGCTAAGAATGATTTTAGTTTGTGGAATTAACAATTAACCACTGGAGTTTTAAATATGAAGGTTCTTATTTCTCAACCTATGAAAGGCTTAACAACTGAAGAAATCAACAAAAATAGAAAGGCTGTTGTTGAAAAACTGGAAGCCGAAGGACACGAAGTCATAGACAGTGTCTTTGAAGACTTTCAGGAAGCTAACTTTAAAAACATTCCTTTGGCTTATTTGGCAAAAAGTCTTGAATTAATCGCCAAAGAAGCTGACCAAGTAGTTTTTATGAAAGGTTGGCGAACGGCTCGAGGTTGTATTTTAGAACATCAGTGTTGTTTGGATTACGGCGTTAAAGTTTTATATCTCTAATTTAACAAACCAAAAACCAAGGAGTAATTTATGTGTATGGGCGGTTCATCACCAAGCATGCCGGAAGTAGCACCGGCACCAACACCACCACCGGTGGTAGCACCTATTTCAGCAGACCAAGACGCCGCAAGAGCTGGCGATAACGAACGCAAACGCAGACTAGCAGCGAGTGGCAGGAGTGATACTATTTTAACAGGTGGTTTGGGCGATACGGGAACGGCAACGGCTGGCGGTAAAAAGTTATTAGGTGAATAAATGAACGATGACAACGGCAACAAAGAACGTAAGAAAAAGTGTTTACGGCGTTTAACTAACCTTGAAGCCGTGCGTAAAGATTGGGAAGCTCACTATAGAGATTTAGCAACTCACTTTTTGCCAAGGCGTTCTCGTTTTTTAAACTCCGGAGACCATACGAACAAAGGCGACAAGTTAAATAAAGACCTAATAGACTCAACGGGTTTATTAAGTGTTAGGACTTTAGCCTCCGGTATGCAAAGCGGTTTAACTAGCCCCGCCCGCCCTTGGTTTAGGCTTGGGCTTCAAGATGATAACCTAGCTCAACAAGACGAGGCTAAAACATGGTTGCACGACACTCAAGAGAAAATGGTATCTGTTTTTAGTCGTTCTAACTTTTATGACTCAATTCACATGCTTTATCATGAGCTTGCTGTTTTTGGGACAGGGGCTTTAATTGTTGAAGAAGATCCGGATACGGTTATTCGTTGCCGTTGTTTCACCGTTGGGGAATATGCTTTAGACACTTCGGCAAGTGGACGGGTTAACGCTATTTATCGGCGTTTACGCATGACAGCCAAACAAATAGTAGAAACATGGGAGGACTGCCCCCAACGTATAAAAGACATGGCTGACAAAGACAACGGCGATTGGATTGACGTTTTACACGCTGTTGAGCCAAACGACAAAAAGAAAGATGACGCTAAAAACAAAAGAGAAAGGGCTTACACCTCTATCTACATGCTTTTAAGTGGTGGTAACGAAGTTTTAGAGGACGGTGGCTATTATGAATTCCCTGCTCTTTGTCCTCGTTGGGACGTAACGGGCAGTGATATTTATGGACGTTCGCCAGCTATGGACGCTTTGTCAGATTGTCGCATGTTGCAAAAGATGCAAAAGACCAAAATTGAAGCCTTAATTAAAGAAGTTAATCCGCCTTTAGCAGTTTATGGCGGTCAAGATGTTTACCCAGACATCAGCCCCGGGGCGATTAACTACGTTTCTTCGCTCGCTCAAGGTCAACAAGCGATAGCCCCGCTTTATCAAGTACGCTCTAATTTACAAGCTTTAGAAGGCACAACCGCAAGCATTCAAAACCAGATAAAACAAGTCTTTTTTAACGACTTGTTCTTGATGATTAGTCAGGTCAACAGACAAATGACCGCTACCGAAGTGGCAGAACGCAACTCTGAAAAGATGTTGTTGTTAGGTCCTGTACTTGATCGCCTGCGTTCTGAACTCTTTCAGCCTCTTATTGAAAGAGTGTTTGGAATTATGCAACGCAACGGCATGATTAGCCCGCCACCAGAGATATTACAAGGGCTTGAAATCAAAATAGAGTTTGTTTCTATCCTTGCTCAAGCTCAAAAACAAGCAGGTATTGCAGCAGTTCAACAAGTTGTTGGCTTTGTGGGTCAAAGTGCGGCTTTAAATCCTGAAATCATAGACAAGCTTGATTTAGATGAAGCGGTTGATCAGGTATCAGACATGCTGGGCGTACCGCCTAAGTTGATACGCTCTGATGAAGCCGTGGCACAAATCAGACAAGGCAGAGCAGCACAACAAGCCCAAATGCAACAGATGCAACAAATGCAACAAGGGGTAGATATGGCAGGCGGTGCAACTAAAGCCATGCAAAACGCAGGGTTGAACATTAAAGACCTTTTAGGTGGCGGTCAAAATGGGGAGGTAGTTCAGTAAATGGCAACCGTACAAAGCCAAGAGCTTAAGCACCTTCAGGAACAGGAAGATTTAAAACAGCTTTTAAAAACCCCCGCAGGGGTAAGAGTTCTAAGACGTATTTTAAAACAAACCGCCGTTTTATCGCCCTCTTATTCCGAAAAAGACCCTTACGCCACCGCTCACAACGAAGGATTAAGACGTACCGGTTTATGGCTACTCACTGAAATAGAAAGAGTAGACAAGTCAAAATTAACAACACTTTTATTTGAACAGGAGAAATAAAAATATGGCTGATGAAACAGACAACACTCAAGCAACGGAAACAGCAGGGGCAACGGAAACAGGCACAGAAACAAAGGGGGTAGACACCTTACTGACCAGAGATTTAACCACAACCACCGAACAGGAAACTGAGGAAACCAGCGAAACAGGCACAGAAGAAAAAGCAGAAGGCAAACAGGAAGAAAAGCCCGACCCTTTAGCCGTAGTACCTGAAAAGCCAGAGGGCTATCAACTCGCTTTTGATAAGAGCATTCAAGTTGATAACGCCTTACAAAGTCAATTTTGTAATACCGCTCACGAACTTGGCTTAAACCAAGGGCAGGCTCAAAAGCTGGCGGAATTATACGCCGGGCATATTGCCAAGAGTCAAGCCGAAAGTCAGAAGCAATTAGCCGAAACGGTTTCAAGTTGGGAGCAAACAATTAAAAGCTCTCCTGATTTTAAAAACAATATTGGTTTTGCTCAAAAAGCCTTGGCTCAATATGGAAGCCCTGAACTTATTGAAACTTTAAACCAAACTTATTTAGGCTCACACCCCGCTATATTTAACTTTATTTCTAAAATTGGAAAAGAGTTGGCAGAACCTAGTTTTCAGCGTGGCGAAGCTGGGGGACAAGGTAAAACAGCTGAAGAAGTTATGTACCCAAACAGTAAATAATAATTCAACTAATTAACCTTTAAAAAATAACCTTAAACAAGCAAAAGGAGCATGAAAGATGCCAGTAGTCGCACAAAAAAACCCTACCTTTTCCGACATCGCAAAACGTTTAGATCCTAACGGCAAGGTAGATATTATTGTAGAAACTTTGAAAAACACTAACGAAATTTTAGAGGACGCTGTTGTTTTAGAAGGGAATCTACCAACAGGGAATAAAACAACCATGCGTAGCGGTTTGCCTTCTGTTGCGTGGCGAATGATTAACCAAGGGGTACAACCCAGCAAATCAACAACCGTTCAACAAACAGACAACTGCGGTAATCTTGAGGCGTATGCTGAAATTGATAAAGACCTTGCAGATTTAAACGGTAACACTGCGTCTTATCGGGTTTCAGAAGATTCCGCATTTTTAGAAGCAATGAACCAGCAAATGGCAAACACTTTATTTTACGGTGATACCTCAAAAAACCCGGAACGCTTCTTGGGATTAGCCCCTCGTTTTAATACTTTAGACGTAAAAAAAGCAGCGAGTGCTGAAAACGTTATTGACGCAAAAGGCACAGCCAGTGGTAAGCTTTCCAGTATTTGGCTCATGTGTTGGGGAGCTCAAACTGTTCATTGCTTTTATCCTAAAGGTTCTAAGGCTGGCTTTGTTCACACAGACAAAGGTCAAGTAACATTGCAAGACGGAAAAGGCGGGAACTTTGAAGGTTACCGCTCTCACTACAAGTGGTCTATTGGCTTAAGCGTTCGTGATTGGCGTTATGTTGTGCGTATCGCAAATATTGACCTCGCAACAATCACTGATGATGCCTTGATTGAAGCAATGGTTTCCGCTGTTGAGTCTTTACCAAATCAAAATTTAGGCAAGCCTGTTTTTTATGTGAATAAAAACGTACGTAAACGCTTGCGTAACGCCATACGCAGGGCAGACAACGTTCACCTTGGCATTAGAGAAGTAGCAGGGAAAAAAGTTGTAGACTTTGATGAAATTCCGGTTCGCCGTTCTGATGCGTTAGTGAATACTGAAACAAGAGTCGTTTAAGCTTAGCTAATTATCAATAAAAAACACATTAAAAAAACAACTGATCAAAAAAAAAGGAATAACAAAATGATTTTAGATAAAGAGAATTTATTTTCGGATAAACAACTCGTTTCGGCTACGGCTAATGCTGACAATATTGTAGATTTAGGCATTAGTAATTTTAGTGCCAATAATAACGCCAGCTTGTTCGCTTGTACTACTCCTTATGTTGGTACAGGCACTTTGGTTGTCGAATTGTTAACCAGCAGTGAGCTTAATAACGGGATTATGGTTAACCCTGTAACGGTAGCAACTTATCCTATTACCAACGCTGCTTTAATTGCGGGCGGAAAGATTGTTGATACTCGTATTCCTATGGGTGTTAGTCAATACGCCGGTTTAAGATATACCGTTACCGGGACATTAGCAGGCGGCATTATCACCTCCGGTATTGCCTTTGACGCATAAAAACAACTTCGCAATATAAAATAAATAAGGGGTATTTATGCAGGCACAAACAGCATTAACAGCAAGTATTGTTTCTATTTATAATCTTAGTTTAGCTAGGCTTGGTGGTCATCAGCTTGGGCGGATTAATTCGCCGTATGAAGACAGCACCGAAGCAAGCCTTTGTAATAACTTATATCCACACATCAGAGACTTAAGTTTAAGCTCTTATGCGTGGAATTTCGCACGCAAAAAAGAAACTTTGGCTATTGTTGAAAGCAGTATTGTGAATGCTGAATACCCATTTTGTTTTAAGTTGCCTGCTGATTGTTTACGCCCAATTTGTTTGGAGGGGCATAATCAAGACAACCAACCAACGCCTTTTATAATTAGAGAGCGTGATCTTTTAACAGGCTCTAACCCCGCAGTTTTAGAATATATTGCAAGAATTGAAGACCCGAATTTATGGACGATGAGTTTTAAAAATGCTGTCGCTTGGGGCTTAGCTTCTGAATTAGCCACGGCTTTGACAAACGATATTAATAAACAAATGCGTTATTTAGAATTTTACCATAGGTCTTTAGCTGATGCGTTTAGTTCAGAGCGTAACACCGAAAAGCCCGCTAAACTGCCTAACCCGTGGCTAGAAGCGAGGTAAATTATTATGTCTTTTACTAATTTACAAGGTGCTTTTACTGCCGGAGAATTATCACCCGCTTTACAAGGCAGAATAGACTTATCAAAATATGCTCAAGGCTGTAAAAATCTTACAAATATGTTGGTTCAGCCTCATGGTGGGGCGATTAAACGCACAGGTTTTAAACTTTTAGACGAAATAGACGGAGAAGCCGTTTTAATACCTTTTGTTTTTAATTCTAACCAAGCTTATTGCCTGGTTTTTGGTGAAAAATGGCTTAGAATAGCCACAAAAGACGGCTTTATTTATAAAGATGATACAATTTATCAAATAGCTAGCCCTTATACCTTAAAACAAGCTAAACAATTAAGCTACGCTCAATCGGCTGATGTATTGTTTATAGCTATGCAAGAGGTTAAACCCCAAAAGTTAAAACGCCTCGCTCATGACAATTGGATATTTGAAGATATATCTTTTTTACCTGATATAAACCCGCCTAAACTGAACGTTTTAGCGGATATGAAGCTACAATATGCAAAGTCTTTTCCCTTGTATACAAGAAGGCTTGGGGACGTCAACGGTATTATCGGTGGCGGAGCTGGTGATTATGACCTACTTGACCATGAAAATTTATATATTAAAGGTTCAGGGACTCGCACCGATGGTTTTGTTTTAGCTTATCCTAAAAACACGATATATGAGACGAGTAGCGGACACTATAGGGCTGTTGCTGTTGACTTATACGAGGCAGACACAGCCAAAAACAATATAAAATTTGTAAATGAGGCGAAAAAGTCAGACGGTTCAATACAACCGGCTCAAGTGAATACGCCTTATGCCTATTACATTACAGCGGTAAACGAAAAAAACAAAGAAAGTGCGGCAAGTCTAGCAATTAATACAACGGCACCGGCAAGTAACAATTGGTCAGCCGGGGATTATGTAGAAATTTATTGGGACGTTGTTCCCGGTGCCGTTGAATATCGTATCTATAAGTCAACTTTTGGGGGGAGTGCCGGCTTTATCGGGACAGCTTCTAAAACACTTTTTAGAGATTATAATATTCAACCGGTAAGCAGTGATTCTTATCCCCGTTGGCTTGATCCATTCCCTGAAAATGATTACCCCGCCACCGTTTGTTTTTTTGAACAGCGGTTAGTTTTTGCTTCAAGCATTAAACGCCCGCAAACTATTTGGATGAGCAAGTCCGGGGATTATGACAATTTTTCATCATCAATACCTTTAAAGGCTGATGACTCAATAGAGTTAACAATTGCGAGTAATGAAGTATCAAACGTTTGTTGGCTTATTCCTTTACGCTCTTTAATTCTCGGAGCGGCGGGCATGGAGTGGGAACTAAGTTCATCAGAAGGAGCTTTTACCGCTAAAACAGCCAAAGCCACGCCCCAGAGTTATAGAGGGAGTGCCGCACATTTAAGGGCTATTGTTATTGGTGATACCGTTTTGCATATTACCCGTTCAGGTCGTCAAGTTAGAGATTTAAAGTATGACTTCGCCGCTGATAGTTACGGCGGGAGCGACCGCACTATTTTAGCCTCTCACCTTTTTGAAAACCAAAGAATAATCAGTTGGACCTATCAGCCTTCGCCTCATTCTATTGTTTGGTGTGTGCGTAATGACGGCGTTTTGCTAGGCTTAACCTTTCAAGCAGAGCATGAAATCTTTGCTTGGCATAAACACACAACTCAAGGTTTATTTAAGACTGTTTGTAGCGTTCCGCAGGGACAAGATGATTGTCTTTTTGTAACAACCCGAAGAAACAATAAACACTTTTTAGAAGTCTTGGCAGAAAACGACAGCGAATTAGTAAACTTAAATTATTTGGATTGTTCGCTTCAATATAAAGGCAAAGCGACAAGAAAAGTTATAGGGCTTGAACATTTAGAAGGTCTTCAGGTTTCAGCCTTGGCAGACGGTTCGAGCGTTGCGAATAGAAAAGTTATAAATGGAAGTATTGAATTAGAACACGAAGCCAGCAACATTATTGTTGGTTTACCTTATAACGCTGATTTAGAGACTATGCCCGTTGAGATGATCAGGCGGGACGGAGCGAGTCTTGGGCGTAAAAAATATATTAACGCCGTTAATGTTTTATTTAAAGACACGGTAACAGCGAAAATTGGTTGTAATTTTGATAAACTTGAAGAAGTTAAATGGCGAACAACCGAAGCTTACGACACAGCTTTAAAGCCTTATTCTGGACAACATAGAGTGATAGTCCCCGAATACGCTAAAAATCAAATTACTGTTTGTGTTAGGTCAAGCGAACCCTTACCTATGACTATCTTAGCACTCATGCCCGAAATGGATGTAAATTAATGAACATTAAAGTAGTAACAGCAAAACAAGCACACCTTTCTTTTATTGCTGAAAATATGCGAGAAGCTGACGTTTTAGAGCTAAAAGCCTTTAGTGGACACACGCCTATTGAAGCATTGGACCTTTCGCTTAACCGCTCTTTATTGAGTTGGGTTTGTCTTGTTGACAATAAGCCCGCTTTCATCTGGGGCGTTGCACCATCTGGCTCTATTTTAAGCAAGGCTGGCATTCCTTGGCTTTTAGGTACGCCAGATATTTATAAGGCTAGGTTTAGCCTTTTAAAAGAAAGTAGAACGTATGTAGGGCTGATGAAAAGCACGTTTGAAACTCTTGAGAACTATGTTCACAGCAAAAACAAGTTTTCTATACGCTGGCTCAGGTGGTCTGGTTTTAAAATAGAAAAAGAAGCCAAGCCTTGGGGCATTGATAAAAATGAGTTGTTCTACAGATTTTACAGTTAAATTAAATAAAAATAAGGAGTAATTTATTATGTGTAGTATTCCAATCGCAGGGTTAATTATAACTCTCGCATCTACAGCAGTAAGTACAGCCTCATCTATTCAACAAGGCAAAGAACAATCCAAAGCCGCCGAAGCTCAAGCGAGATATGGGGCAGAAGTAGCATCACAAGAAGCAGCAACAAAAGAACAATTAGCCAAAAACGAAATATCAAAAGGCATCGCAGATCGTGAACGACATTTAAGAAATGCCGGACGATTACAGGGTGAAGCTACCTCTATGCTTGCCTCTAACGGGTTTGAGTTAGATAGCGGATCAACCGCTTCAATGCTCGCTGAAAGTGCGTCAGAAGCGGCGTATGATGCAAATATTATCACAGCTAACGCAGAAAATGCGGCGTGGTCGCACAGAGTAGGAGCAACGCAAGCACAAAACGCACAAAGCTCTTATTTAGCCCAAGCAAATAATTCTAAGTTCAATAGTGGTAACGCATGGCTTAATGGCGGGGCTTCTATGTTGGGGGCGATTGGAAGCGGAATGGCTATGTATAGTCAGGCGAAACCGACAAGTACGCCAGCAGGAAGCTCTTATTATGATGGAATGCAAGATGCTATTTATGCGACAAACCCTTATTTTTCCAAAAGTACAAAATGGTAAAAGCCAAGCAATTTTCATTAAGCCTTACTGCCCTAAAATAAACATTAATTCAAACCAGAGTAAAACAAAATGAGAATACCATTAAATCAAAGCAATCAAGGCATATCAACAGCTAATGCGGGGGCTGTGGCTTCTGTTCCAAGTATTAACGCTTTTTATAAACAAGGGGCATGGGACGGCTTAGCAAACCTTAGCCAAAATGCCAACAAGCTTTTTGTGGCTATTCAAGAAGAGAGCTTAAAAGATAAAGAAAAGCTTGAAAGTTTGGAAGATATGGAGGCGTTACAACGATTAGAACAGGCTCACCAAGAAAGAGACCTTGAAAACCGTGAGAAGTATCAAGGTAAAAATGCTGAAGGTGTTGATCTTGATATGCTTGGTTATTCAAAAAGCTTACTTGAACCGGAACTCGCAAAACGTACAGGCGAACGAGCTAGGTATTTTGCTTTAAAAGCTAATGATATTCAAAATAAATATGTAAATCACTCAAATGTTTATAAACTTGGAGAGCTTGAAAAATATAAAAGCTCTATCTTAAAAGCGAGTGATGACAAACTTGCGTTAGCTTTGAGCGACCCGAATATATCGGCTTTTGACAAGCAACGCATGACAAACGAACGCATAGCCGAAGAAAGAGCGTTTAACGCTGAAGCTTTTGATTCATCGGGAAAAGAGGCTGTTTTTAACGGCAACTTAAACGAAGCTATTCAAAATGATGCCTTTTTAAGGCTTCAGCAGGAAATTGACAACGGGAATTTTGTTTTTCAAGCAGACGAGAACAACCCGAATTCTGTTTATTATTTAGCGGCAAGCAAAGAGTCCGGAGGGCGTGGAAGTAGTGCTATCGGATATGATAAAAATGGTGGTACGAGTTACGGCACTTATCAGTTTTCAAGCAAGCAAGGCACGGCTCAAAATTTCGTTGATTGGTTGGCTCAAAATGGAAGCCCCGAAGTAAAAGAGCGGTTTGCCAAGCTTGGTGGTTTTAATACCGGCTCTAAAAAAGGGGCGGCGGCTCAAATGTGGCTTGCTTGTGTTAAAGATGGTTTAATTACACCCGAACTTGAAACGAAATTCATACAAGAACGCATGGTGAACCCCGCTTCATCTAAGCTATCGCCCACCCTTCAACAAACAATCAAAGACAACCCTATTTTAGGTTCGGCTTTTGTCTCAACCGTAATTCAACACGGAACAGGCGGGGCTAGTCGGTTAATGAACGAGGCGTATTCAAAAAATAAAGACGGTAAAATTGAAACCCTTTTACATGATTTATATGAAGCAAGAAAAGGGAACTTCCCCTCTTCTACGCCCGAAGTTCAAGCGAGCGTTGCAAGAAGATTGGAAGAAGAAAAACGCAGTTTAATAGAACACAAGGAAGCCGTTTTAAACGCAGATTTTAATAAGCTTAGTTACCCAAACCAACAAAAGATACTTAATTATTCAGCTCAAAAACAAGAGCATCATAGAAAGTTGGCAGAAGAACAAGAAGAAAACTCTATTTATCAAACGTTGGTAAAAAACAATGAAAGCTTGCCTTTTGAGCTTCAAGAGGCGAACGCTTTTAAGGTGATTGACGGATACAGGGATAAACCCGAGCTTCAAGAAAAATTAAGCCAAAGATTTAAAGGCCACCTTGAAAGACAAAAAACAGTAGTAAAAGCTCAAGACCAAAGCATTATTAACCAATTCTTAATTAATATGGAAAAGAATAAAACAGGCAGATTTGACGCTTTGGCAAATGTTGAACAAATTGAAGGTTTAAGTCGTGAAGGGAAAGAGCTTTTAACTAAAAAACTTACGGAAGGATCTTATAATAAAAAGACTGCTCTTAATCAAAAAGCAACAATTGACGCAAGGCGTTTAGTTGATAACGGCACATTAAAAACCCAAGAAGAGATAGACTCTTACGCACTTGATAATGAACTCACTTTTGAGCAGGCGGAACAACTCGGAAAATATTATGCAGACGGCGGAAAGCTTGGCAGGTTTAGTCAAAAAGACGTTGATAGAGTCATGTTAATGTTAGACGTAGACCCTAATAAATATGACGGTGAGGATATTTATCAAACTATTTTAAGAACGCCCGGATTGCTTAAAGACGGCTTAGCCCCAAGCGTAGATAACTTAAGGCAAATTATCAGCGGTTTTATCATGGACGGCGAAACCCAAGACAAGACAAGAACTTATCTTGGATATGGTGTAGATGAAAACTATTTAGAGGCTGTCAAAAACAAACAAGGAAGCCAGTGGCTACCTGATATTTCAGAGCTGTCAGCAGAAGAAAAAGCAAGATACGCCCAAACTCCAGAAGTTCAAAAAATGATTAAAGACGGCGAAAGCGAAAAGACAGCCATAAGAAGATATTACAAAAGACTTAAGGGCTTACCCGAGTAAGGAGTTTTAAATATGAGTTTAATTATAGAAAAACAACAAGACCAAAACCAACCAAACGAAAACAATAATTATTTATACAGCCCAAGAGATGAAGAAACAGGCGAAGACAATTCATTTACACCGCCAACACCACCACAACCCGTACAACAAACAGCCGAACCGCAACAGGTTCAGCCACTACAGCCAAAACAACATAAATGGATTACCAAGGCAGACGTTGAACGCTCTGTTATGCCCGCTATTATTGCCAGCGAGGGTTTAACTCTTAATAATATCGTCCAATCTAAAACACTTAGTAAAGAATTAAATTTAACGCCTGAAGTTATAAGCCAAAACATAGCAAAAGCTGAGCAAATGGCTTTAGTAAAACGCTTAGAACAAATGCCAGCCGTAAACAATTGGGTAGCGGAAAGCACGGAAAACGCAATTATTTATAAAGAAGATACGGCGATAGGAAAAACGGCTAGTTTTTATGATGAGAACTCTATTAAGCGTTCTATTGAAGATATTGAAAATTCAGCACCATTCAAAAAGGAGTTTGACCGCTGGACAGGAAGTACAAGAGAAAGCTTTTATCATAGTAGTGGTTTTGCATTAAGTCATTTAGGAAATGTTTTTAAAGCAATAGGATTTGATAACGATAATGTAGCCACTAAAAACGCATATTTATTGAGAGATACGCTTTACAAATATGCTACGGAAGAACGAGACCATTTAAAAACAAGTGTAAAGTCTCTTAAGGTTTCAGACTTTGAAACTTGGGATAGTTTTACAAATAGTTCTCTATTTAATTCTGATTTTTATTCGGAAGGTATTTCTGATCTTATAGGTGGTATGACACCGGGGCTATTAGTTACGGCTATGGGGGGTGGCAATTTTGGCTATGGAGTAATGGGCATGTCTGACGGTGGCTCTTTAGAAAAAGAGTTATTAAGTCAGGGAGTAGCACCAGAAACAGCTTTAAGTGCATCTACGGCTCAAATGGGTATATCGGCAATACTTGACAAGGTTGGACTTGAAGGGGTTTTTAAAAAGAATTTAAACAAAGCAACAAACAGTTTAGCAAAAAAAACAATAAATAAAGCAACAGCAACAGTCGTAGCGGGTGGAAGAGAAGGAGTCACAGAATACCTACAGGACTTAGCAAGACCTCTCGCAACAAGCTGGGCATTAGGAGAAAACATTGAACAAGCAACAACACGCTTCCTAAACGCCGCTAAGCAACTTGACTCTTTAGTGTTAGCATTTTTATTCGGCGGTGCTGGGAATATTGGCTATCAGGCGACATCAGCCTTACAACAAAAACAAATAGAAACCCAAGTTAACGACACTCAAGAAAAGCTTAAAACGCTTGATGAATTAGCGAGCGAGTCTAAAACCCGTGAGCTTATGCCTGAAAAGTTTGAAGAGTTTGCGGAAAGAGCCTCTGAACATAGCGATATGAAAGACGTTTATATTAACGCAGAGACCTTTTTTCAGAGCGATATTATAAATAATGAGCCTTTGCTTGATAAACTTGGAATAGATCAAAATATGGCTTATACGGCGTTAGCTTTAGGTGATTCCATAAAAGTTCCTTTAGCTAAGTATCAAACTTATATTGCCGGTACGCCTGTTTCAGACCAGCTTAAAGAAGGCGTAAAGTTTAGCGAACAAGATTATACCGTTAAAGAAAGTAAAGAATTTAGCGAACATGAAGCGGAAAAGGCTTTAAACGTAAACGAAGAATACACGGCGTTAAATAATGAGCTTGAGCTTGAGAAACAAAGACATAGAGAAATGCTTACAGGGGCTATACAACAAAGCCCTAACCTCTTTACAGAGCTTTCAAGCAGAGAAGGCGGGGTTGAAGAATATATAAACACTTGGCTTCATATGTTTGAAAACGGTGCAACTCGCATAGGTGGCGGAAGCTTAGAAAGCACTCTTGAAAGATTTAAACGCATAAAAGAGATTAAGACAGAGGCGTTTGGCGGTAACACGAAAACCGAAACGAACGGAGATATTAACACAGATGACAGTATTTTAACTTTAAAAGACACTAAAAACTGGACAGAAGAACAATTCGCAACGCTAACACCGAAGCAACTTGCGAGTTTAGAGGAAGAATATAACCAAACGGTAGCCAAAGAAGTTTTTGGAAAAGATCTTTTAAAAGACAAAGACCCACGCATAAAACACGTTTGGGGAACTATTGACGGTAAATCTTTAAAAAGAAACCACCCTTACGCATATAAAGAAATTGTTAGAAATTATGGTGTTGGTATATTTGGAAACGCTAAAAAGGGGGCTGTTGGAATAGACGTAGCGGCTCAAAGTTTAGTAAACGAAAAACTCGCTCCTTTAGATTTTGATGAAGAAGCTTTAGTTAGCCTACTCTCAGCACCACGCCAAAAAATAGGCAATGTTTTATATCAAGAAGATACAGACTTAACGCCCGCCTTTTTGCCTGAACTGGTTAAAAAATCAGCGGAACTGGAAACCAAAGAGCAACAAGCCATTGATTATGGACGTAGGGTTAAAGAGGCTTCTAAGAAGTGGGCGGAAGGGCTTAATAAACTTCAATCAGAAAAACCAAAAGCCAACGAAGTATTACAAGCGGGTAGAACCTCTGAAGTATTAAAAGCTTTGGGCGTTAAAGACCTACCTACAATAATGTTAGCTAATAAAATGAAATCAGTTTTAGAGGATAAAGGGCTACCTTTGTCTTTTATAAAAACCATTCCCGAACAGCTCGCTAGCCCTGTGATGGTGTTTGATTCTAAGACACAGGCGGATAGTTTGGTTGTTCTTACTGATTATATTCATGAAGGCATGCCTGTTGTTGTAGCTATTCATTTAAATACGGTACATGGTAATATAGAAGTAAATAAAATTGCCAGTATTCATGGGCGAAGCGGCAAGGCTGGCTTTATAAAAGAACAGATACAAAGTGGCAATTTAAGGTATTGGAACAAAAACAAAAGCTTTACATTAAACAGGGCACTCAGTGGGCTACAATTGCCCACAGTTATGTTTAATGCAAAGCGTTTTGATGACAATAAAATACTCACGGATAAAGATATTGTCAAGCCGATATATGAAGAAGAATTTTATCAAGACAAAAAAACAGCAAAACCGCCACGAGGTAGTTTGAAAGTAGCTGATGACGGTTACACAGTTACTTTAAGCGAAAACGCCAACGTCTCTACCCTATTTCACGAAACGGCACACTATTTTTTATTAGAAATCAAGCACATGGTTGACAACGGTTTAGTAGATGAAAGTCTACAAGCCGATTATCAAACGATTTTAGATTATTTAGAAGTTAAAAATAATAATATTAATCGTGATCAGCATGAGGAGTTTGCTAAGGCGGTTGAGTCTTATTTGATGGAAGGTAACGCCCCCAACAGTAAACTGGCTAAAGCGTTCGCAAGGTTTAAACGCTGGCTCACTAATCTTTATAAAAACAGTTTACAATTAAAAGTGCCGTTAAATGATGGTATTAGGGGCGTTTTTGATAGGCTTATCGCTAACGAAGTTGAAGTAAGACAAACGGCTTATAACAATGAACTAAACGATTTAACGAATAAACAACTTGACGCTTTAGGAGTTGTTGGTCCTGATCGCTCTTTTGTGAAAAGTTTAATGGAACAAGCGATAGAAAAAGCAACTGAAAAGCGTTTTATCAGAAATACTAAAAATCGCCGTGAACGGCTTAAAGGTTTTGCCCAAGAAGCCAAAACAGAACTTGAGAAACAACAAGTTTATAAACTAAGAAAAGACTTAGGTAATAAAGATGCAAACGGTGAGGTCAAAGCTCTTGATAAAGAGACAATCGCCGCTCTTTTTGGAGTAGAAACCGCAAACAAATTACAAAAGAAATTAAAAGTGGGTAGTCTGAAAAATCAAGGTGGAAACCCCGCTAAAATAGCCAAAGAATACGGTTATAAAAATGTTGATGAAATGGTGGCAGATTTGCTTAATTCAGCCCCTATTAGTTATCACATCAACGAAATAGTCAAAAAAAGAAATGCACAATTTGAAAAAAACAATATTGACCCCGAAGCCCTACTTTTAGAACAAGAAGAAATTGAAACACAGTTCGCTTTTATTAATCGCCATGTTGCCAAGCTAAACGGCAGTGAGCATATTGAACAAGCTAAAATAGATGATGCCGCCGTTATTAAGATGCAGGGTATGCCCTTATCCAGAGCTGTATCACACAAAAGCTTTTTAAATGCCATGCGTTTCGCTAGACGGCGGGAGCTACTCGCTATTTCTAAAGGTGAGTGGAAAACAGCTTATGAGTCAGGTCTTCAAGTGCGTTTTAATCTAGCTTTTGCGAAGCTGGCTTTAGAGAATCAAAAAAATATTGATACTTTTACCAAGAGTGTAAAAAGCTTTGTTAATAATAAAAAGGCAGACCCGAACGCCCGTTATATGGTTATGGCTTTAGGTTTACGTTATGGCATAACCAAGGCGGATACACGCCTAGCAGACGGACGGAGCCACAAGACTTTTGTTGACTGGATAGAACAATCGAAAGACCAAGGTTATGACCTGATAGTTGATGATAATATTATGTATAACGATGGAAAACCTTTAAACAAGTTAACCGTTGGCGAATATGAAGCTTTAAAAGAACAACTTAACCAGATTATGACTATAGAAGAAAACTTAAGAACAATCAAAACAGAACAAGGAAAGATAGAGCTAGAGGCGTTAACAACAGAAATAGCCGATAGTATCACGGCGAAAAACAAAATTAAAACTCATAATTTAGTGGCTGATGATAACGCAATCAAGCAAACCATTGCAGGCGTTCATTACGGCTTAGCAAAAGTTGAAACAACCATGATGCAGGTTGATGGAAACAATCAAGGGCTATTGTGGTTGCATGGGTATAAGCCCGTTTCTGACGCTTTAGACAATAAAAATATCAGAATGACAAAAGAACAAGCCAAAGTTGAGGCTATTTTTAGAAAGCATTTTACCCAAAAGGAACTTAACTCACTCTCTGATAAAACAATCGCTATTGAAGGTTTAAACGAAACCATAGATAACTATGGCTTAAAGAACAAAGTAAAAAACAAAATCAAAGGTTTTATAAGTTTCAACAATAAAGAAGTTTTACACAGCAAAGAAAACTTGCTTTGTGTGGCTCTAAACTTAGGCAACGGAATAAATCGCCAAAGACTTTTGGCAAGCGGTTTAACTCAAGATAATATTTTAGCGATTACAGATAAATTAACCCAAAAAGATTGGGAGTTTTGTCAAGATATTTGGGACTTTTTAGAAAGCTTTAGAGAAGAAAGCTTTGCACTCGAAGAACGGCTAAGAGGTTTACGCCCGCAGAAAGTAGAAGCAAGCCCAGTAATAACAAAATACGGTACATTTAGGGGTGGATATTACCCAATAGCATATGACGTAAAAAAGAGCGAAAACGCCCGCCAGTTTAACGAAAAAGAGTTGATGAAAGATGAATTTGGCGGAACTCATACCCAGACAAAACAAGGACATTTAAAACAAAGAGCTAAACAGGGGTTAGGCACACCGCTTATTTATAACTTTGGAGTTTTAACTTCGCATGCTTATAACGTTGTTCACGATATAACGATGAGAGAGGCTATTTTAGACACAGCCAAAATTTTCAGAGATAAGAAAGTATCAACGGCTTTAACTCAAAGTTTAGGCACAAAAGGACACGGCATATTCATGCCTTGGTTAAAAGACATAGCCAGAGAAAAAAAAGAACCCAGCACTTATATTGAAAGTTCCATGCGTTGGTTTAGATCCAGAACAACTACTTTTGTTTTGGGTTATAAGCTTGGCACGGTTATTTTGCAAAGTACGGGCTTTGCTATCGCCGCTAATCGGATTGGAGCTAAAAACTTGGCTTTAGGTTTTAAAAAAGTTTTTGGAAATGGCTTAAACCCGATTGAACAAACAAAGCAAATTAATGCACTCTGGGCAGAAACAAAAGATTTAAGCCAGTTTATGGCGGGACGATTAAAGAGTTTTGATAGAGATATTAAAGACGCAGGCAATTTTTTAGAAATAGAAAGTGGCGTTGTGAAATTCACTCAAAAACACGCATTAACGGCAATTGGATACGCTCAGCTTGGCGTTGACATGGTTGTTTTTCATGGGGCTTTAGAACAAGGAATAAAGCTTTATAACGGCAATATGAAAAAAGCAGTGGCTCACGCTGATCAGGTAGTTAGACTCACTCAAGGTTCGGGGCGGGTCTCTGACCTTTCCGCAATTCAAAGAGGGTCGGAATTAACAAAAATTATGACCATGTTTTATAGCTTCTTTAATACAATGTATAATTTAACCGCCTTGAATTTTACAGAAATTCAAAGAGCCGAAACAAAAGGCTCTCAAATAAGCTTAACAGCCAATTTTATACTTTGGACGCAACTTATACCACTCGCAATGTCAATAGCGTTCCAAGCATTAAAAGGCAAAGAGATGCCGGACGATGAAGAAGCTTGGTTGAAAATGATTGGGCTTGAATTTTTACAACAAACGGTAGGCATGTTTCCTTTTGCTCGTGATTTCGCTTCTGTTGCTCAAGGATATAATTATCAACTAAGCCCTGTTGTTGGCAGTGTTAATATGCTTGTAAGGTCAAGCTATGATATACTGACCGTGTTTGGCGAAGACAAGAAAAAGAAAGGTAAGAAAAAAGTTAGAAACGAAAAACTTAAAAAAGGCGTTACCGGAGCTATTCGCACAGGGGGGTTTGTTAACGGTATAGCCAGCGAGGGAGTAGCTAGGTTTGTTGAAAACATTTGGAATTATATGGACGGAACAAGCCCCGAACTTGAACTAAGAAAAACTATTTTAAGGTAAAAAGGAGATAGAAAACAAGTGAGTATAATCACACAAAAAAACAAAGTTTCGTATCTCGGAAACAGTTCTGCAAGTTTGTTTCCTATTGATTTTCCATTAACAGCGGATATTTTAAAAGAAGATTATTTAAAAGTCGTTATTACGGATACGGACGGGAAGATTACGCCGGCAGACAAAAACAATTATAGACTAGAACAAAGTGGCGGAAGTTATAGCCTACGCTACCCTTTAGCGGGCGATTTATTACCAAACGGGTATAAGCTTACCATTTTAAGAGAAGTGCCGTTTATTCAGCCTTTAGACTTAGCAAACGGCGGGTCTTTTAGTTCTGATGTTATTGAAGGGGCTTTTGACTTTCAAGAGTTCCAAATTCAACAATTAAGTGAAAAGTTTGAACGCACCCCAACCTTCCCTCTCGGTAGCTTAACAGACGGAGAAACAGCTTATAACGCTTTTATTAATAACGTAGCTAAAGCCGAAGCGGGAGCAATAACTGCCACAGCCGAAGCAGACAGGGCGAAGTTAAACGCCGATACTGCGGAACAGTACGCCAGCCAGCTCACAGGTTTAACCGCCACCGCTGAAACAACAGAGGCAGGCACAGAGGCAGAAGCGGAATATAACCCTGATACTGGCTTACTCCTTTTAAAAATACCAAAAGGAGACAAAGGCGAACCGGGAGATAAAGGAGAACCCGGGGACAGCTTTAAAGGACAAGAGGCTCTTGACGAAAAGCTAAGGTTATTTGAACAGCAGATTAAGCAAATAAAAGCAGATAACGAAAAAGCCTTTAAAAAAGTCATCATGATGTGGGGCGGTTTAATAACTGAAATTCCAGAAGGTTTTGTACTATGCGATGGCACAAACGGTACGCCTGACCTTCGGGATAAATTTATTCTTGGGGCTGGTGCTTGCGAAGACTACAAAGAAGTTGGCGAAAGCGGTGGCAGTTATAATGCTACTACTGAGAATACAACAGCGGTTAATAATGCAACAACGCTGACGGTTGCACAAATCTCAGCACATAAACATGAATTTTATGGTGCAAGTGGTTCTGGTTCGAAGGCTGCTATTACTGCAAATTCGGATCATTCGATCACAGCTGTACAAATTTACAACGGAGCAAAACTGTCATCTGCGATGGATAACACAGGCGGTGGACAACCACACAACCACGACCAAAAACCGCACGACCATAAAGTAACGGTAACGCCACCGTACTACGTTTTAGCGTTTATTCAAAAACTGTAAAAACAATAAATAAAGAGTTAAAACCATGAACATAACAGTAATTCCGAGTGATAAAATAATTATCGTAGACGGCGAAGCTCTCTATTTTGATTATAAAGCTAATCCGAATGTCCACGCTATTCAATACGCAGACGGCAAAGGTTGGATAGAGTTCAAAAACAAACCAAACGAGCCGATCGAAACTGAAGAAGAATATAAAAACGATGTTGAAGAGTTCCTAATACTCTGGCAAGCCGAAAAAGCCCGCATAAACGAAGAACTGGCGAAGCTTGAAGCGGAAAGGAATAAGCCTTTGACGTTACTTGAAGCCCGAAACAAAGCTTATGATTTAATCAAACAAGCCCGTGATAACCGCATGAATAACGGCGGGATAGTCTGGAATGATTATCTTGTGTCTTGTGATGAAGAAGCTCTCAATAAAATAGCTCAAACAACTTTACAATTTATAACCAAAAGAATTGTATCAAAAGAATGGAAGATGTCTGATGGCGAATATGCGTTCTTAGATGAAAATCTGTTTTTTGAAATGGCTACGGCTGTTGGAATGTTGGTTGATGCTTGTTATATTGTAGAAAAAGAAAAACGCAAAACAATTGAACAATACGGCACAGCCGAAGAGATTTTAAACTGGCTTAATGACTCTAAAAACTTACATGACGGCTATCCGAGCGACGGGGCGGAGTAAAATGAGCGTCTTTATGGCTGTCATAAATGCGTGTTATCGGCGTTTGAAATGGTTAAAACGCTCAAGGCTTGAGTAGTTTTTAGAGGATAAACGTTAAAAGTTTAAATAATGATTCTCTTTATTGACAAAAAAACACAAGACGGCGTATATGTATTTTACCGTCTTGTGTACTCGTCTCTTGGATAGAGACAACTCGTAAAAAAAAAGCTCGTTAGAAATAGCGAGCTTTTTTTGTTTTAAAAATGTTTTTTACGCACTTTGTTCTTGAAGAAAATCACGAACATTAAAATAATTTTTAATAAACTTAACGCTCTTACCTGTTTCATTTAGTATTAAATATAAAATCACAAGTATGATTTTAAGCGGTTTCCCTGTGTTATAGTTAAAAACATCAAGTGAAATAGAAAAGAACTCTTTTAACAAATTATGTGGGATTGTACTATTTTTATTTACAAGACAGTGCATATCTTTAATAAGTTTCGGTGAGTTCATTTTTTTGCTAATAACAAAACTTAAAATCCCGATAAAATCTTTTTCTTCGATTGTTCTCAACATGCTGTTTATTACTTTAACAAACAAAACAAATTCTGGGCTTTTTTCGTCTATTTCGCCTTTCATAGCACGCATAAAAAGAGCGTCTCTAACCGCAAAAAGGCGAAACCTAAAGACATCATAATGGCTTTTTATTCGTATATTTAGATTGGCATACATTAATATCCAACAACATAAAAGTATAATAAAAGAATTAAAAAATATCAT